TAATGAGAGAAGTATCTACTTGCTTAGCTAGTGCATAACCAGCGTCATCAGTGTAGAACTTACGCATAGAGTTGATAGACTGTAGAGAAGCGATATCTTCAATGTACATAGACCACTCGTAGTGTTGGTCGATGCTTACTGAGATATCACCTGCAGTATCAGTGATTGCTGTTACGTCTGAGCCAGCTGCTTTAGCGCTCGCTGCAGAACGTGCTGGGTTAGGTAAGTGAATAGTATCACCTTTCTTACCAGCGTGGTTTAAGTTTTTAACTAAGTTAGCTAGAACTAAGTTAGATTTGTATGTAGCTACTACTTCATCCGACCAAATTTCTGGGATAAAGTTAGCAACCGTAGTTGTAGTCATATTTGCCATTTTATAAACTCCTTATGTGTGTGTTATAGCATTATTTTACCCTTCCTTCAGAATAAGCTGCATAGATTTCATCCTGCATAGACTCATACTTAGATGGGTTTTCCATTTTCATTCGGATTAGGTCTGCACGTCTAAACGATTTACCTCCTCCAGTTGAGCCTACAGTGCTCCTAGATTCTGTAGTAGCTGACTTAAGCTTTGCCTGTCTTTCCTCTTCTGCTGCTTGATTAACTTCTTGTGTCTTGTTAATCATAGAACGGTCTTTCCAAGTAGAAATAAGTTCATTCGCTGCATCAAAGTTATAAGCATCGGCTGCTTGAAACAACTGCGTACGGATAGGAGACTCTTTTACCCAGTCTTGGAATTTAGCATCTTGTACTACATTCGTAAAGTCTGGGTGACTCTGTTCCAGTTGAACCCTAGCAGCATTCTGTGACTGCTGTTGTTGGAACTGTTGGAACTCGCGAAACTTCGGGTGATTCTCGATAGCCTTGTTAACTGCTAAGTTAGGGTCTTCAAAGAAATCAGGTGCTTCTATTTCGACTTCCTGTGGATTCTGCTCCTTAGGTGCTTTATTTGTATTAATCTGGGCTTGAAGGAAACTATCCGATAACTTTCTTAACTCTCCAACTTCTTGGGCTTTACGTCCAAGTTCCTTTTCGAGGTTCTGATAACTATCAATTATTTCTTCAGGTGACTTACCAGCAAACTTTTCAGGGATGACAGTTTCAGTGTTTTGTACTGTCTCTGTAGGTGTCTCTACTCCTGATTCGTCTGTTGTTGGTGTTGTTACTTGTTCACTCTGTGCCTCAGATACAACTGCATCTGTAGCGTCCACTACTATATTACTCATATTGTTTTCTCCGCCCATAATGGGTTATGAAGTTATAAAATGTCTATATCAAATATAGACTATGGCTGAGCTAGACGTAATCTAGTTCTTCAGCCGCTCGTTTAGTTATGTCCTCCAAAGACAACATCTGTCTCAGGACTGATAACTGACCTCTGGCGAACCATAAGTCTTTTTCAGATTCAATAGAATCCAATCTATTTGTAAGGTCTTTGAGTTCCTCTAATTCTTTCATTAGAGCTCTCCAACCATCGTGTTCACAGAGGTCTAACCTATTGTGGTAGAACTCCTTGTTGGTTTGTTCTTGCGTTTGCATAGTTTAGTGCTGTCTCCGACTTTAAGTGTTCCATCTCTGGAATTGTTCTAAAAGTATCTGTCTGCGTACTCTGTATATCTGCTTTAACTTTATCGATATTAGCTAATTCTTTCTGTAGCTTAATCAATCTCTCTTGTATATCTAATTGGTCAGGCTGTTTACCACCTCTATTAGCAGCACTAGCCATCTCATCCTGTGCTTCAGCTAGAGTCTTCTGAATATCAGCTTTCATTTGTTCCATCTCTAACTGATGATGTATCTGTTGCATCTGTTGTTGTTGAGGATTAGGTTGCATTCCTTGCATTAAGGCATTAACAATTTGGTCCCTATTATGGATACTAGAGTTCTGGAAGACTGCCAATAGAAGGATGTTAAAGGCTGGAGAGTCTTTCGGAATTGACTGAAGCATTGAGACCATCTGTTGCATCTCTAGTTCTTTAGCCATAATACCCATAGTAGAGTAAGGTATAAACTTATAATCAACCACTGGATAGCGGTCTACATCAAACTGAATCTTTCTCCATAGTGATTTATTAATCATAGGGATAAGGAAAGTATTCTGGAAATTCATTAGCGTACGCTTCTGACGCTTAATACTAGCAGACTGCATCATAGACATACCACCTGCAGTGGCTCTATCAGCCATTCCTGTGTCAGTAGCACCTGTACCCATCTGAATCATATTCTGTAGGGCTTGTGTCTGCTGATATGTATGACTATCTGTTTGACCTAATGTAAGAGGCATAATAGCATTACGTGGGTCGCCGTTAGTCAAGATAGTCTTACCTGGACGTACTTCTAGTTTCATACCTCTAGGCAGTCTAGTTGCATCCGCAGCTACCATAGGTGTAGTCGTTAGTGCTAGAGAGTCAATACGTGCTCTCATCTCTGCATCTAATGCTTTCTGAGGATTATATCCCTTCTCACATACGCCTCTTCCCCAGAACTTATTAGGGACAATATCGTGCTGATAAGCTACGAAAGGTCTATCTTCCATCATAAATGGATTTTCTTCGGCACGCAGTACATACTGGTCATTAGCGATAGTAACTACTGCCTCTACTAGTTCATCTGCATCGTACTCAAAGTCATCTGTGCTTTCCTTCTTGTTTAGGAACTTAGCTGGTACTTTACCCCAATACTCACAAATCTTAATTTGGTCACTAGCGTCTCTGCTCTGATACTCAGGGTCGAAACCTACGTGTGAGACATCCGTATCTCCTTCTATATCGACTTTTCTATAGACACCCTTATCCATCCCTTCCGATAGAATATAACGTGGCTTATAGACCTCGTGAGCTACTCCTAGTGCTTCAGTGATATTATTAGCTGCAGGGTCAATTAAGAACTCCTTAGGTGAGATAGCTTCTAATCTTACATCTACATTCAATATTTCTTCTAATTGACGTACTGACGTTAGTGTGCCTTCTACAGGCACTTCAGCTGGCTTCTTCTTTACTACCTCTTCAGTAATAATCTTAGCGATACCAGTACCGTAGATTGCACCATTAAGGAATACTTCACAGATGGCATCTTTAGCGTTGCTAGCTTCTAAGTCTTCTTGTAGTAAGTTTCTGACGTACTCAGCATCTTGCTTGTTATTATCGAGCATATCATCTTTAATATCGAACCACTTGCCTCTACCGAAGGTAGCTTCTTCTAGTTCAGCTACTGATGCTTCTACTGCTTGCTGAAGTGCTGGGGTGATTAGACGTGACTTCTCTGACTCTCTAGACTTATCTTCCATAGCCCAAATGCCACGCCACAGACGATAATATTCATCCCACTTAGTTAAGTAGTTGTTGTCTCTATGAGTTCTCCACTCATCTAGTCTACCACCTAACCAACTAGCTAATGCTTGATAATCATTTTCGTTATTATAACTCATTATTTAGTATCCTGCAATATCATCATATGGTTCCCAGTCCTCTTCAATTTCTATAGTGTGCATAAAGTCAGCTACTGACACTTGGTCGATATAAGCTAATGCATCAATAATATCATCGTGTGTTCCTTTTGTGGGGAACTCTATTAGTTGTGTCTCTAAATCTCTGATGTAATTACTATCAGGATTAAATGTAATCTTACCGTGTTCTAATCGTCCTTGTAAGGACCAAGTAATTCTATCTACTTTCTTTTTACCACCGTGGGTTACATCTGTTATCTGTACCCATCTTCCTTCTGCCCTCATCTTATCCTCGAGGTAAGGCATTATTGCGTTTTTGAGCGCCCCTGCCTCAATCCCGACAATCGTTGCTTCATTCTCAATTGCTGACGTAAGGATTTTGTCTGTTGTTTCTTTGATGTCCCATCTTCCGTGGAGGATGTTTTTGACCCACCAGTGGTCACCATTAATCTTAACCACTGCGATAGCTGTCTCATCAAGTTTAGAGGATTTAATACCCCTCTCTTTTTCCACATTCTCAAAACCAGCTGGGTCGACTGCAATGACATAATTACCTTCTTCAGGTTCATCTTCATCATATTTAATCCAATCACTCTTAAAGATACCTCCAGTAAATGACACGAAACTAGCTTCAAACTCTTGTCTGAAGGCTTGGGTAGACATAGTCTCTCTAGCTACCTTAATCTCCTCTGGGTCAATTAGAGGGTTATCAGTAGAGTTATACTGAAACTGTTCCCATTCAGTATTCTCTTCTATCCCTGCCATCTCCCATAAGTCATAGAAGTGATTCTTACCTTCAGGAGTACCGATGAATAATGCTCCACCTTTTACATCAGCCAGTGTAGGTCTAATAATCTTCTCCCACACATCAGGCTTCATAGAAGCATACTCATCCAGAACTACATAAGACAAACCAACACCACGTAAGGTATCTGGTCTATCTGAGCCTTTAAGTGAAATCTTCCTACCATTATTTAGAGTAATAGTAGCAGTATTCTCGTGAGTCTGTTCAATTAAATCTGTACCGTGTAGTAGCTCCTTCAACATATTCCACATAATCTCTTTAGACTGTTGGAATGTAGGACCAATGTACCACACATCTTTCTCTTTAGACTGTAAGGCTTTAATGATAAGTATCCACGCAGCTAACCTAGACTTACCGAAACGTCTACCTGCTGATACTACCTTAAATCTAGCA